CCAAAAGTGGACCTTCACAGCAACCTATCCACCAATGACCAGGAGCGAATTTAACCCGGTGTTTGCTTATGTCGTGGCCCTGGAAGGGCGCCATGGTGTTTTCACGGTAACACCAACAGAAATAAGCACTAGCAGCGGCAATCCCAGTGGCACGGTGACGTGTTCAGCGGCAGCCCTGGGCGCTAAGTCGGTCACAATTGCTGGCCTTACAGGCGCTTTAAAAGCCGGTGACGTGGTGAAGTTCTCAGGGCACACAAAGGTCTATATGTTGACCGCCGACCGTTCTGGCAATGGTGCAATGGCATTTACGCCAGCATTAATAACAGCGGTCACAACGTCGGACACAGTCACCTATTCCAACGTGCCATTTACGGTTCGTTTATCTAACGACGTGCAAGGTTATAAACTGGGCGCTGGTAATTTCTTCAAATATGAAGTCGATTTTATCGAGGCGCTATCGTGAGCAGACCCATAAATTCCGCAACCATTGCCGAACTAGCAAAAGATTCCTTTATAACGGCGCACCTGGTTAAGATCGACTTTGAAACAGCGATTTATATAACCGAATGCCCGCAAAATCTGTTTTATTCTGGCGATACATACAACAGCAGCAGCGCGTTAAAAGGCATATCCAGCGTCACCGAAACGTCGGAAGTTCAAGTGGGCGCGGTCAGTGTTACTTTGTCAGGTGTGAGCCAAGAATACATAACCATTTTATTGAGCCAGCCGTATATCGACAAACAGATAACGATTAACCGGGTTTTATTAACAGACAGTTATTCAATCATTGGCGCGCCGATTAGCATTTATGACGGGCGCATACAGAGTTTTTCAATTTCAGATAACGACGATACCAGCACCATAGTAATTTCTGCCAGTTCGCACTGGGCTGATTTTGACAAAAAAGCCGGCCGTAGGACCAACCACAACAGCCAGCAAATTTACTTCCCTGGTGATCTAGGGTTTGAATTTGCAGCCAACACCGTCAAGGATTTGAAATGGGGGCGCGCTTAAATGGGTTGGTTTAGCGATTTTTTCAGTGACCCCATAGGCACAACGATTGGCACAATTGGCCAAATCGGACAATCTATAATCGACGTCACAGTCGATGTAATTGGCGACGTGGTTTCATGGTTTGTTGAAATCCCAGAGTTTGACGATCAGCAAAACGCCGCCGCACAATATGAAGGGGTTTTGGTTAATAAGCAGTCAAATGTTGCCACAATACCCGTGATTTATGGCCAGCGCAAAGTCGGTGGAACTAGGGTATTTATAGGGAGCAGCGGCGCAGATAATATTTATTTATACATGGTCCTGGCGTTAAGCGAGGGAGAAATTCATTCGATTGGTGATGTATATATAAATGATATTTTAAGCACGGATTCTAAATATTCTGGCTTACTAACGATTAACAAATACACTGGTGCAGATGGCCAAGCGGCAGATGCTACCCTGGTTAATGCAAACATTGGCTGGACCAGCGCGCACAAATTAAGTGGCGTTGCTTATTTAGCCATACGCTTTAAATGGGACCAGGACGCGTTTGGCTCCATTCCAACAATCCATGCAGTGGTCCAGGGTAAAAAGGTTTACGACAGCCGTACCAGCGCCACAGCGACCGTGGCGAACAGTTCAAACCCGGCGCTTTGCCTACGGGATTATTTGACCAATTCACGCTATGGAAAAGGTTTGGCAACGGGGTTTATTGACGACACTTTATTTAACGCGGCAGCCACAAAGTGTGACGCCCTGGTAACATCATATACCGGCAGTTCAAACCAAAAGATTTTTACTTGTAACGCTGTTATTAACACCGGCCAAAGCCTAATCAATAACGTCAAAGTTATACTATCCTCCATGCGCGGCATAATGCCTTACAGCCAGGGCAAATATGGGCTGGTCATTGAGGACCAGGGAAGCGCCACATTTGCGTTTGACGAGTCGCACATTATTGGCGGCATATCTATTCGCAGCGAATCAAAAAAGACGAAGTTTAATAGGGTCGTGGCCACCTTCCCGGACCCGTCGGCCAATTGGCAGTTAAACCAAATCGAATATCCCATTGCTGGAAGCGCAGAAGAGGCGGGATATTTAGCAGAGGATGGCGGCATTGAGTTGGTCAAGAATATGGACCTTTCATGCACGACCAACGTATACAGCGCCCAGGACATTGCTGAGATTGCATTAAAGCGTTCAAGAAATGCGTTAACCATGACGTTTAATGCCACAAGCGAAGCCCTAAATTGTTCTGTTTCAGACATTGTAAGCGTGACCCATTCAACACCAGGGTTTACGGCCAAAGCCTTTAGATTGCAAAAATTAACACTTAATCCAGACGGCACGGTGGCCGTATCATTAGTGGAACACCAGGATTCAATTTACCCTTGGTCCGTCAAAACGGAAGCGGATAACGTGCCCGATACCAATTTGCCGGACCCGTTTTTGGTGGCGTCACCATTGCCGACCGGCATATCAGAAGAATTATATATCACCGTAAACTCCAAGGGTACGCAAAGCAGGGCGATCTTTTCCTGGGCAGCACCAAACGACGCGTTTGTTGTGAATTACGAAGCCGAATACAAAGCCAATGGGGCGTCGATTTATACCTTTATTACAACGACCAGCGCATTAAAAGCCAATGTCGACGATATCCCACCAGGGCAATATGATTTTAGAGCCAGGTCCATTAACTCACTAGGCGCAAAATCTGAGTGGTCCTATTTAAATAACAAGACAATATCAGGATTAACCGCCGTTCCTGGTGATGTTAATAACTTTTCAATTCGTGCCCTGGATGGGCAATGCCATTTAACTTGGTCCCGTATTACGGACCTTGACGTGATTAATGGTGGTTATGTCCGGATACGTCACAGCCGGTTAACCGCAAATGCCACCTGGGAAGATGGGCAGGACATTGGCGAGGCGATTGCAGGAAGCCAGACCTTTGCCGTGCTTCCATTATTGTCTGGCACATACATGGCCAAAGCCGTTGACGAAGGTGGCCGATTTAGCACCAATGCGAAATATTCAGTTACCACCGTGCCCAATATTATAGATTTTAATGCCGTGGTTACAGCGACAGAAAACCCCAGTTTTGGCGGTACTAAAGTCGATATGATTGTCGATAGTAATGTTTTAAAACTGGACGGCGCGCCCAGGTATATATTAGCCGAAAACAGCGATTTTTTAATTGCCGAAAACGGCGACAGATTAGCGCGTGAAATTGGCGACATTGGCATTATAGAATCCAGCGGGTCATATTATTTTGCAAATTCCGTGGACCTTGGCGAAACATATACCAGCCGTTTAACTGCCAATTTAAGTTCGTCGGTCACGGTCGCGTCAGATTTAATTGATTACCGGACAGCAAATATTGATACCTGGAACAATTTCGACGGGGCAAGTTCAGACGCAATTACCGCCGTTTTAGAATTAAGGACCACAAACAACAACCCGGCATCAAACCCCACCTGGACAGATTGGGCACCCTTTTTAGTGGGAGACTATCACGCCAGGGCGTATGAATTTCGAGTAATTGTTACCAATACAGATTCCGATTATAACATTGCAATAACAGCCCTTTCGGTGACGGTTGATATGCCCGACCGGGTGGAAAAAGCCAGCGATTTATCGGTGTCTGCAAGCAGTACAGCGGTTTCATTTGACAGCAATTTTAAAGCGGTCCCAGTTGTTGGCGTCACCATGAACGATTCAAACAGCGGTGACTATTTTAGGGTGACAAGCAAAGCGCGAACTGGTTTTACGGTCCAGTGTTTTAATTCATCAAATACAGGCATTGTCAGGTCAATAAATTGGCAGGCAGTCGGATACGGAAAAGAGGCAGCATAATATGGCTCAACATGACTATGATATAGCTAATGGCACTGGGGCAGCGGTCAGAACAGATATTAATAATGTCTTGGACGCGGTGGTCAGTCAAAACAGCGGAAGCAGTGAACCAAGCACGACTTTTTCATATCAATATTGGGCAGACACCACAGCCGGCCTTTTAAAGATTCGCAATGGCGCGAACAATGCCTGGGTGACAGTGGGGGCATTAGACGCCGCAAACCTGGGCCTGGCGACATTAGCCAGCCCGGCATTAACAGGAAACCCAACAGCGCCTACACCAGCCAGTGGCGACAATGATACCAGCGTGGCCACAACGGCCTTTGTTAAAACATTAGTCGATTCGGCAGTGGCAACGGCAGTGGGTAATTTGACGGATTCACAAATGCCACCAGGCTCAGTTTTACAGGTTATTAATACAGCGTGGGGAGCATACCAAGACACAACATCAAGCGATATGGTTGGAAGCCCTTTAACAGCATCAATAACCCCATCGAGCACGTCAAATAAAATACTGGTTCAATTTAATGTAAATTGTCAATTATATGGAAGTTCAACATATTCAGCAGTGGCCGTTACCGCGTTTAGGGGTTCTGGTTTGGACACAAATTTAAGCGGTACAAATTTAGCGGCCGGTATACAAGGACACTCAAATGATACGTCAGGTTTCTGTTATGCAAACGCAGCAATTGGCTCAAACGCATCATCTGATCTCATGGTTTCTGCAAGTCATTTAGATTCACCATCCAGCACGTCAAGCGTGGCTTATACGGTGGCATTTAGGCGTCCAGATTCGTCAGGTTCAGCCAGGTTAGGTGGGCGCGGAGTTTACAGCACAATGACATTAATGGAAATTAAGGGGTAATTTATGGCAGACGTAAAAATAAGCGAATTAACGGCACTCACAAGCCCCGATGGTGCAGAAGAGTTGGTGGTTAATGATGGTGGAACCACTAAGAAAATCACGATAACTAATGCAACATCTGCAAGTCTAGCTCGTGCTGGCGGCACTATGACGGGTGACACTGCTCATGGTGATAATGTCAAAGCTAAGTTTGGTGCTGGTGATGATCTGTCTATCTACCATGATGGTAGTAATAGTTATATTGATGATGGTGGCACTGGTGACTTGTATTTAAGAGGTTCTAACGCTGTGCGTATCACCTCCGCAGATGGTTCGGAGAAAACTGCTGTCTTTAATGTGGATGGTGCAGTAAATATTTACTATGACAATGACAAAAAACTAGCCACCACAGCCACAGGTGTTGCCGTAACTGGTGGTGTTGCTTTAGGTGGCACAGGAGCAGCCAATACCCTTGACGATTATGAAGAAGGTACTTGGACTCCTGCCGATGCAGGTGGAGGTACATTAAACGTAACAAACGCGTCCTACACAAAAATAGGCAATGTCGTTAATTTAAGCGCATATATTTTATTTACTAGCGTTGGGTCAAACACTGCCGCGATTCAAATAAATGGACTGCCTTTTACTATATTACAGCCACAAGTAGTTGGTAGCTGCATGTCAGATGGCATAGTTAAAGCTAGTAACGCATTTAATACAGCAGTGTATATTTCATCCACAACTATAAAATTTTATATGTCAGTTAGTGGTGCATCATGGGAACCATTTAGGCATGGTAATCATGTTAGCGTCAATGACAGCATTTACTTTAACGCAACATATTTTACAAGTCAGTAATCAATAATTATCTAGCATGGAATTGCTAGTGGAGAAATACAAATGGCATTAACAAAAGAAGTAACACAAGACAAGATTGAAATCGTAGGCGAATTTAAGCACGTTCAAGTTCGCACCAAGACAGCCGTAATGGAAGATGGTGTGGAACTATCTAGCGGCTTCCACAGGCACGTTGTTAGCGCAGGTGATGACTACTCAGCAGAGAGTGCAGAAGTACAAGCTATCTGTGCAGCAGTGCATAGTGATGCTGTGGTGGCTGCTTACGCTGCTCATGACGCAGCACAATTAAAAGAATCTACGCCATAGATGTGGTCAACAGTCGGAGAGGTTTACGCCGTAATGATTCAGCCAGCCCCGGTGGGCCAGGTTGTCGTGGCCGAACCCCAAACCGACCAGGGGCAAAATAATGAGCGATTCGCCGTCAGGAAAATAAACGGGGTCCTGGCGTATGAAAACCGGGGTCCGATTTCGACATTGTACTGGGTGGCTAAATTTTGATTAGGTATTTCGATGCTTCTTGAGATGGCAGCGTGTTCGGCCGCGTATTCGACTATTAAACAATTTGTTGGCTCAGGCAGAGAGTTGATAGATTGTTCAGCGGCCGTTATTTCATATTTTGACAATAAAAGCGCCCTGGCAAAACGTGTCGAAAATTCAACGGGTCCAAAAAATGAACTGGAAGAATTTCTAGCACTTGAAAAAATTAAGGCACAAGAAGCCGAATTGAAAACATTTATGATTTATTGTGGCCGGGGTGGTATGTGGAACGATTGGCAAGCATTCCAAGCGAAAGCAGCCAGGGCCAGAAAAGACGCAATAAAAGCCGAAGCGCGAGAAAGCTACCGACGCAAAGAACAGCTATCCGAAAACATTAATTTGGGCATTAAAGTGATGGGTATTTTGTTAATTATTATGGCGTCATTATTTGGCGTCGCTTTATATTTGAGGCCATATTAAATGCAAAACAGACAGCCGTTGAGCGACGAAGAAATTGAGCAAATTGCAGCCAGGGCAAGTGAAATTGCATACGCCAGGTTTTATCAAAAGGTGGGCGAAAGCGTCGTGCGAAAAGGTTTATTTATCCTGGGCGCAGGGGCGGCCGCAATCTGGTTTTATATAAATGGGGACCTAACCTAATGAGTATGATTATAGAAATGTTGCGCGCCCATGAAGGGGTAGAAACGCACGCGTATAAATGCACGGCCGAAAAGATCACCATTGGAGTGGGGCGCAATATCGACCCGGCGGGAGGGCTTGGTTTATCCGATGATGAAATTGATTTTTTATTGTCAAACGATGTGGCCAGGGTCAATAAAGAATTAATTCTTACATTCTCCTGGTTCGCAGAATTGGACGAAGTTAGAAAAGATTGCATGATTAATATTTGTTTCCAACTAGGATTGCCCAGGTTAAAGAAGTTTAAAAAGAGCCTGGCATATATGGCAAATGGTGATTTTGATTTGGCAGCCGATGAATTTTTGGACAGTAATTGGGCAAGTCAAACACCAGCCAGGGCGAATGAAATAACACAGATGATTCGATCAGG